TGGGGTTGAGGGAGTCGAGCAGGCATTCGATGTGCGCCCCGGCGAGTCACGGTCTGCGAAGGAGGCAAAAATCCAACGGGGTGCGATTGAAGTCGCCCTCGGAGGCGTCGACGCAAAAGGCAAAGAGACCGGCCCCGGCGGCATAGTCGGCGTGATGGACTACTACACCAAAAACGGCACGGTGTATGAGAAAACGCTGGCGCGTGCTATTCGTGCGGTCGTCATAAACATGGGCGACAACGCCCCGACGATGAAGCTCACCAAAGGCGCAAAGCCCAGCTATAACCCAGCCAATAACACCATAACCATTGGCGCAGACGCCTCACCGTCGGTAATTCTGCACGAGTCGTTGCACGGTGCATTGCAGTGGTATGTATATAACAACCAGAGTAGCCCGCAGGTGGCCCAGCTCATCGAGGCAGTTGAGCGTGTTGTTGCATACAACGGTAACTTGGGTGCGAAGGCTCAGGAAGTGCAGAACATACTGGCCAAGCTGGTGAAGGATGACCGCATGATCGACGCGGTGCTGGAACTTGTGTCGTACGGTAACACTCTCAACGAGTTCCGCAGGGCATTGGATCAGATGGGTACGATCGGCACGCCGCTCACATTCCGTGAAAACGTCGAGAAAGTCTGGCGCAGCATCCTGAACGTCGTCAACACCATGCTTGGACTTAAGCCGAACGCTACGCTGGCCAATGACGTTATCAAAAACACATTCATGCTGCTTGAAGGCGCTGCGAGCTTTAAGATAGACAACGCCATGGACGCAGGACGCCGTGGGGGCGTGTTAAAAATGGAGGTATTCTCCAGCCCATCTACGCCAAGATTTTGGAAATGGTTTGGGGAAAGCGTGGTACTAGACGGAAGCGGTGATCCAAGAATAGTTTATCATGGCACTAGCGCGAGCGAAAACGGCAACGCATTTAAAGAGTTTCAAATCCAATCAGAAAACTATGGGCTAATGGGGGCTGGGGCGTATTTTACTGAGTCTTCCGAAATAGCCAGTGAGTACACTACCAAAGGTAAAGGCGCTACCCCGACGGTTTACCCTGTGTATCTAGCGATTAACAACCCAATAGATATGGACGCACCTGCTGACGCAGCAAAGTGGGAGGCGGCGTTTCCTGACATATCTAATTACCGTGAGCCTAAAGACCCCAATACAAACGAGGGCTGGTATCGTGCAGCAGAAAGGATGCAGCAAGCAGCTATGCTACCAAAGTGGGAGGGCTCAGACAATTTGCTCTACGGCTTGCGTGAAATGGGTTATGACGGCGTTACCCACATAGGCGGCGGACGAGCTGCAGCGAGCAAAGGTAAGCAACACCGTGTATGGGTCGCTTTTGACTCCGACCAGATTATGTCTGCGGTTGGGGCGGATGGCGCGGCCGCACCTAAGCTAATCCCACTGCGCGAGCTGGGCGACCCTATGGCCGCAGGGCGTCAAGAAGGCAAAACCCTCTACGCTACCGTAACCGGCACTGACTTGCCGGCGCGTGATGCTGATGCGTCAACTGGCCAATATCAGCGTGCAATGCCGCAGAAGAACCTCGAAAAGTTCAACAAGAAAATCCTGCCAGAGTGGATGTCCAGCAAGTTTTTGTTTGACTCCTACGGCGGTTGGTGGGGCAACACGATGAAAGCCATCGACGAGAAGGGACTGTCGAGACTGAGCGCGCATATTCAGGAGACTTCGCCCAGACTCACGACGGTCATTAAGTGGGTAAACAACAATTACGGATTGCAGGGCGCCGTCGCTGATCTGATGCTGCGTGCAAAAGACGATCGTCGCGGTGGCTCTATTCAAGTGGAAGTGTTGGCTGACCATTTAGCGTCGTTGCCTACTGAAATAACTCGCAAGGTGCTGGCATCGTTGGACGCACGCCTCGACGCGCTGCGTAAAGGTGAAGTCCTACCTCCAATCGAGGGCATAGACCGTAAAACAGGTATTGATTTGCTCGCTAACGACATGCTCGACCGCTGGTGGGAATACGCCCGCACAACCCGTGACGATAAACTTCGCGCCCGCATGGCCGGCGTGTATAACCCCAAAACTAAGCAGTGGGAGGGCGGAGTTAAATTCTCCCAAGGGTTGATTGTCCCAGACACGCTGAAGAACATCGTGTCCCCCACGTTCGGTGAGCAGGCGCTGTCTAAATTTACCAAGCCACGGTCTAAAACGGAGCTGAACGAAGACGCAATTATGATGCGCACTGACAGCAATGGCGACCCTGTGTTGACCGATAAGTTTATTGGCCTGTATCAGCTCGATGCGGAATACCAGAAAGCGCGCAAAGAAGGTACGCCGATGGCCAGTTTGGAGCCGCACGCGTTTATTTCTGTTGAGCGTTTCTTGGCCGGCGAGCGACCAACGTGGAACGGACTGCCGATGGACTTCGATAACGCATATATGTGGACGTTGGAGCGCAAGGGCGACAAAGGGTACAAACTGTCCGCCCAGCTGGATTTAAGCTCTGCCGCCGCTGCCAAGTCATCGCAGCAAATCGCAGCAGCGATTCAGAACACCATGGGGATTCTTGCGAACAGCTACTCAGCCACGCGATTAACTGACTCCTTGTATGCGCATGGCCGCGGTACGCCAAACGCCGTCGCTTATGACAATCTGGATGAGTTGAACTCTGTGCTGCAGGGTAAGTATGTCAACGATAAATTTGAGCCGCAGACTGATCGCAGCAAGTGGGCAAACCAAGTTCGTAGAGATAATGTCCTTAAGGCCGAGGAGCGCGGCGCGGAAGCAGTGCGCGATAAGTTCAACATCAGTAACAGCTGGGTGCGCGTGCCAGACAACCCAACATATGGAGCGTTGCGCAATAAGATCGTGCAGGGTTCTGTATGGAATGCGGTTCAAGACGCTTATGATACTCGCCCGGTTATAGCACTGCAGCAGGCAAACACCATCATGCGTTGGTTCAAAAAGGCCAAGACGCAGTACAACCCTGCAACGTGGGCCACTAACGTCGCCACTAACTTTACGATGGCAATACTCGACGACATCCCGATGCAGACAGTCGCAACTGCATCACGCCTGTACTTTGGATACATGCTGCCGGAAAACATCAAGAAAAAACTGGGCGTGAACATCAACCTCACTCGGGAAGAGCAGGAGTTGATGGCCGGTATCCTTGGCACTAACGCGATGCTTGGTACTGTGTCGACCGCGGAACTTCGTCAAGACGTATTCGAGGCAATGCGCGATTCTTTTAGCGGGCAAGAGCTTAGTGTGCCGAGCCGCATTATGCAGTTAATGGGTATGGAAAAAAGAAAATTGGAGGCGTTCGAGAAACGCTACGGCGCCGGTAAAGAATACGTCGGTGACCGCACAGAAGCCTTCGACAAGTTTACCTCCGACTGGTACGCCGCGCAGGATAACGTGTTCCGTGTTGCTTCAATGCTCAACAAGCTGGGGCAGATGAAGAGCGAAGGCCGTGTGATCGATGCAGAAGCATACCGGGTCGCCGGTGACCATGCACGTTTTGCGTTCCTTGACTACGACATCGACTCCAAAGCTGTGAAGCTGATGCGTCAGACTGCGTTCCCGTTCATATCGTGGCCATACGCTGCGGCTAAACTGATCGGGCATGTCGCTGTGCATAAGCCTTGGAAGCTGGTGAACCTGTATGCTGGGTACTGGATGCTCGACGCTCTGCTACAAACTATCACCGGTGACGACGAAGAGGAGCTGCGCAAAGCAGGGCCAGAGTGGGCGCGCGATAGAATGTTCTTTGGTATGGGCCCGCACACGCACCTGCGCGTTCCGTTCTTAGGCGACGACGAGAACCCTGTGTACTACAATCTCGGCAAGTACATTGCCCCCAGCAGCTTCGGTGAAACCGTGCCGAATCCGTTTTTGGGGCTTGATTGGTGGCCGTCGTTCATAACGCCCGGGGGGCCGTTTATCTCCAGTGCGTTGGTTGTTACAGCCGGGGTTGACCCGTTTACTGGGGACAAGATATCGCCACCAACTGCGTCTGCTTGGGAAGCTGCAGGTGACCGAGTGGGCATGGTGCAAAGTATGTTTGTGCCGAACCTGCCGTTCGTCAGTGCCACAGAAACTACGAAGTTCTTTGAGGCAATGACCGCGCGTACCGACCGTAGCGAGAACTACGACGACCTGTACCTTGCAAGGCTCGCTGGGCTGCGTTTCTATGACTTTAACGTCGACGGGGCACGACAGGCACAGAGCCGTGCAGCACAAGCAATACGCCGTGATTTCGATGTACAGATAAGCCGGCTGCGTCGTAGTATGTTGCGGCACGAAACGCCGGACTATGATAAGTTTATTCGTGAGCGCGAAAAACTCAGAGCCAGACTCGACGAGCGGCTGGCCGAGTTAACCGGTGACGACAACAATCTATAAGGAGACATCATGGCGAAGACCCCAGCTTGGCAACGCAAAGAAGGCAAAGACCCCAAGGGCGGACTGAACGCCAAGGGGCGTGCCAGTTACAACAAAGCGAACCCAGATAAGCCGGGTCTTAAAGCCCCGCAGCCCGAGGGTGGCCCGCGTAAGGATTCATTCTGTGCCCGAATGAAAGGCATGAAAGCCAAGAATACGAGTGCTAAGACAGCGAATGACCCAAACAGTAGGATCAATAAGTCGCTTCGTGCTTGGAAGTGTTGACATGGCAAAATCTACCCCGAATGACGCGGCGCTGTGGAGCCGGGTAAAGTCTGCAGCCAAAAAGAAGTTTGACGTGTATCCATCTGCCTATGCAAATGCGTGGGCTGCGAAGGAGTACAAAAAGCGCGGTGGGTCGTGGTCAGGCGCAGATAATCGGGTGAAGAAATAATGGCCAAAGGCGGGTTAGGTAAATGGTTCGGAGAGAAGTGGGTCGACATAAAGACCGGCAAAGAGTGCGGCCGATCCGGCAGTGACAAGAATACCCGTAGTTACCCAGCTTGCCGCCCAGCTGCGGCTGCTGCTAAGATGACACCAGCGCAGAAAAAAACTATGGCTTCCAAGAAGACAAGTTCTGCGCGGAAAAGCTGGCCTGTAACGCCATCTGGTGCGCGTAAGAAATAGTTTTTAACCCTACCGAGGATACGATTATGATGATGAATAAAGGCAAAAGCAAAAGCACAAAAGCAATGCCGTTCAAAACCTGCAAAGGCTGCCCTACTCCTGCGAAGTGCAAAGCAGCAGGCAAGTGCGCTGCTGCTGGTAAAGCGAAAAAGTACTGATTACTTCATCCGCGCGCCAGTGGTGCGCGGAAACGAGCGGTTCTTAGATTTACTGGTGACACGGAGGTTTCCCCCTCCGTTGCCACCACCCTTGGCCATCGGGGTCATGTGGTCAACATCCTTGCCGTCCCCCTTACTCACTCTGCCTGCTTTCTCCATCTCCCGCCGTGCGGCGTTACGCTTGGCGCGGTTAGCGATCTGATCTGCTTTGCCTTGGTAGTTGGCGTACTCTTTCTTGTAGTCGCGTGGCATATCTGGCTCCTTATGGGTGTGCGTTACCCTGCAGCACTGCTAATGTAATTGGACTCTGCGCTTTGGCATTGGTGCCGGTCAGCGCGTTTATGAAGCGCGGATGGTTCAGGTTAACGACAACACACTGTGCTTGCCCCGGGTTTCGGTTCGGGCATCCTTTGAATAGTGTGACCCGTTCTCTGGGGGATATCAAGCCACCTGCAAGCTGAAGTTCCCGCACCACCCGATCAACCCCGTCACGCGTGCGACTGAGCCACTTCCTGAACGCGGTGTAGTTTATGTATATCAAGCTGCCCGGTAGCACCATCGTATTGGCATCGTACACCACCTTAATTCGTGCAACCGCGCGCTCTGGTGTCGGCAATCGTGGCTGCTCCTTACCTGAGCCATACACCTCAGTGACCTCGATGAGTTGGTCGTTATGCTCCTGCAGGAACTGGCCAATGATATCGAAGGCATCTTGCTTAGAGTCGGCGGCTTCCTTGCGGAAACTAACAACCTGCTGCATCAGATACGACGCAGTGGCGTCTATGTCAAACGGGAATAGCCCGAGCCCGCTGCCCAGCTTCCCCATGATCCACCCTGCGATTATCGCCGTGCGGTAGAACCTTTCCTGCGGCTCGAACATAAAGTTAAACTTGCGAACGAACGCGGCCTCGCCATGTTCCCACACCAACTTCGCACCACCATTATCCACCACTGCTTGCGCCAGCTCTGGAAAAGCCCAGCCGTTGTTCTCTGCCATGATGTCAAAGAACCGGTAACCTTGGCTGGAGCCGGTGGCGTCGGTCTGAATGAAGGTTCTGTCGTGGTGCCCAAGCTCCATGGTTCTAGCTTTAAGTGGGTCGCTGTTGGACTGTGCGGCGTCAAACTTCTGGTGCAGTGATATGTTGGTTGTAATGAGTGTCGGGCCGTCCCACGTAACTGGCTCACGTATGTCACGGTCTCTGGTCATCGCCAGCTTCTCACGCCCCTGACTGAAGTCGTATGCCAGATTCACGATGTCTTGGTCACTCGCAGCAGTCAGCTCGTCGATGGTGCAGGGCAGATTGTTAAGCACGCCGCGCATCTTAAACAACGCGTTGGGGGTGTCGTTCTTATTCATGAATAGCTTTTTCGGGGAACCAATCAAACTGTTAGCTGCTATCAGCGCCAGCGTCTTGCCGGTGGTCGTTTCTGTGGAGTATATCGACAACACCATCGACGCATTACCCGCGGCCTGACCCAGAATCCCTGCAGTGGCGATGAGCACCGCGGAGCGTATTGTCTGCGTGCCCGGGCTGTTGAGCATCTTCATACCATCGATCCAAGCATCCCGTGACCCATGGGGTTTAATAAGTTCGGCAAACCTTGCCGCCGGCCCCCGCAGGCGCATATCAGTGTTACCCGTTGGTGCGTTAATCAACTGCTGCCCACAAAGGAATGACCCGTCTGGCTGCCATCCGAACGCAATAAAATCAACGCCCGATGGTGACATGCTTTGTACGTGCGATAAGTAATCCATTATGTATCCCCTGACTCTATCTTGCATCCCGGGCGTTTTAATAAACACTTGCCTATTAGCAAGCATCGTGGCGAAATCCTTACCCGGCCCTGCGATCTCTGCCACTTCGTGATCTTGTTCTACCCACCCTGTGTGTGGGAATTTAATCGCCAATGTAAACGCGGATTTGCCGCTGGCTGGGTCGTTAAACAGCCCAGTGACGTGCATGGGGAAATCACAAAACGGCTCTAATGTGGTATTCCCATTTTCATCTACGCCTTCCCTGCAGAGTTGGTCTTTGCTGTTGAGCGCGTACCCCGTCGGTAACTGGACTGTGTTAAGCACTGGCGCTTGGGTTGCTGGTGTTACGAACGCTGCTACGCTCGGCGGCGCCTCTACCACTTTAGCTATACTCAACTGTGCTGGGCTTGTAATGCCGCCTTTATAGGGGCAACCACTGCACCCGGCTGGACAATGTTTCTCAAATTCTGCACAGGTTGTCGGCCCGCTGCCCCGCCACCCGCTGATCTTGGACATGTTCGCATCGAAGTCATAGTCAGGGTGCCCGCCAGCAAGTAACTCCACTGCTACTTCTACATCGATTGCGTGCTTGGCCAACCCCAGTGACGCACGCCACAACGGCTCTTCTACATGCCTGCCCGCGGCGTCCGCCGCCCCGCCTGAGTTTACAAGCGCAGCGATCTGTTTGCAGTTACTCGCCACCAGCAAAATATCTACATCATTGCCACCCAGAATCGCAGCGGCGATGGATGACTTTGGTTTGCCGTTGGCCTTTTTACTCGCGGGTACGGCCACCGCTTTGTCCACCCAGTACTTCAGTATGGTGATTAAATCTTTGATATCGTAGTCTTGTGATTCATGCAGACACTGCACCTGCTTCCACGGCGTCTGCTTTTTGTGATGGGTGCCCACTGGGCGCAGCACCATCGACGGGTCGTGAATCTTGCTGGTGTCGATCTCTACCCCGTGCTCTTGCAGCGCGATACGTAAGCACTTCGAGACTTTCTCCCATGCTGCAGTTGGGATGATGTAAGTAAGTGTCCAATATATGTGTAGCCCATTGCCTGACCTAACTACCATGGGCTCCGGTAGCCCTATCGCTTGTATCGCCGCATTAAGCGCGGTAAACCCTTCGCGCTGGGTCTGGTATGGTTTGTCTGGCCCTATGTCGAGGTCAACCGCCAGTGTCTTAAACCAACGTGCCTGCTCTTGCTTGCGTTGAATCTTCGGCTTGCCATCGACTATTACGTGGTGTCCTGCAAACGCTCCGACAGAATAATACACCGTGGTGTTGGGCTCATTGTCCCAGAGTAAGGCCATCCGCACCGCGTC